CAGAAAGGATTTCATTGCCATTGTTAGCATTTTCAAGAAGGAAATAAGCAAAATTAGTTGACATTTTAATCAATGTAATTGGGGTTTAATAAGTGTCTATTATAAAGGGCGAACTTATTCCCTATATGTTAACTACGATTAACGCAGTTAAGTGTAAAATTAAAGTGCGAAAATACGGAACGATCTATTAACTTAAAAACGCCATATTGCGAATGTAAAATATAACCTTCCCCGTCTATACGGTTGTTATCAATTAACGAAACGAAATCCGCATCATTACGACATAAACGAAGAACCTCTAATTTGATACGCATTGTTAACATATAGAGTTCTAACAGTTTTGTATATTTTCCGTCCAAAATACGCTCTGGAGATAACTCTAACCCTTCACGTATATACTTGTTAACTTCACGCTTAATTACGGTTGCTTCTTTATCACTTACGAAAGAAACGGTTTGTGATAACGACTTAGCGAAATTAACGACCCCTTTAATCTTATTAACTCCCTCACGAATATACGCTTTAGGTTGTATAAAACGACAGAACGAATTACCTTCCATAGTTGTTAACAATGGCGAAGAAATTGCATCCCTTAAATCACTCTCAGCATGGTACAATGTGTGAGGTGCTATAATGATATTTTCCGACGGAGAATTAACGAACTTATATGTTATTGTATTAGGGGTAAATTCACGAGTGAAACTATCACCGAACCCGATGAAATCACCCTGAATAATATCATTTGTATGTGGCAAATAACGAAAACAAAAATGTAAAATAGTGGCAACGATTCCACTGTGGTTCTTATCAATATCGTCATGTGATTCGTTTATCTTAATTAATCTTTTATTAAACACTGATTTAGTCCCAACGAAGAAATTTCCCGTGGCAGGATTACGACCCCACACAATAGCGGGTGCTCCGTCAATCTTTAACGAAAGAATAAACGGCATAAAAAACGCATCCAAAATGGAAAGGTTTCCAGTGAGGATGCAGTCTTCGGGGTGCTCAATGTGAATGTTTTTCATACTATTAGTATAAACGAAAGAACCCCCTTTCGGGGGTTTAGTGTGGCAGTTTCTTAACTGGTCTATGCGATCTCTAAATGATCAGCATCAACGAGTATCATACCATCCCAAAAATCTTTAACGTCATCACGGTACGAAACGAACCACTCAAACTGTTTTTGGAATACGTGGCAACCGTATTTGACTTCCTGGAGAATAGCGTTCAAACGTGATTTTGTAGTGTTTGACTGCCACCCACAGGACGAAATCTTCAAAGCACATAACGCATGGTCATAAGTTGCGATGCGATTACCGTGTAGAAAGACGGTTGAGCAGTTGGTAGAATCGTTATATTCTACCGTAGTGTTTGAATTGGACCAGTTGCCTTTGTTTGAAATAGCGAAATTCATTTGCTTTTCAATCTTACGCATGGTAGAAATCCTTTAGTACTCTTTAAGTATACATAAAAAAAGAACCCCGTGGGGTTCTTGTGTGCCAGTTCTTAGACTGTCCATGCTTTGACTGTTTTCACTGCCTGTGCATGGTAGGGTTTGACGAATTCAAAACCCTTTGAAAAATCCTTTAAAAGTTCTTGGATTTCAAAATTGTGGATTGCCCACCGTGTTGAAATATCCTTAAGATATTTTTGAGGTGAGATCAGACGTGCAGTTGAAGGACGTTTGAGCGTGGTCTTCTTAGCAACGACTTTACCACCTTTGAAAGTGGTAACAGTAACACGGGGTGCTACTGATTTTTTAGTTGAAGTCTTACGGGTGCGTGTCTTACGTGTTTTAGTAGGAGTGGCAGCAGGTGACTTAACAGGCATAAAAAACGAATTTCGTTTGTACTCCCTTATTGTACCAATAAAAAAACCCCTTATAGGGGTTTTGTAACAAACTGAAACAATAAGTTTTGTTTCAAATTTTCAATTCCGCTTTGACTTCGATTTTTCTGAACAGGTTTATACAATTCAATGCCTGTTCATAGGTAGCGAATGACATGTAACGAAATTTACAATCATTTGGGAATGAATAACGAATCGTTGTGTTCATGGGAGTTACCAGTTAGGGTCAGAATCAGGGTCAGGGGTTTCAAGATCAGCGAATTCTAATAGGTAGTAATCGCATGTAATCTCCAGGTCTGCTGCGTATTTTTCAATCTCAGCATACATAGATGACGAATAATCAAGCATAATCCTGGTCTCCTGCTAAGTATGCCTCAACGTCAAATTTCTCCTGCTCTGACTCTGACAATGCCTCTTCCATGAGTGCGGCAATTGCTTCGTCTTCGTAACGTGGATCAACGAACATAATAGAAAAATGTTTTGACTCTTTAATAATAGCAAAAAATCCCCACTGTGGGGGATTTGGTGGTCACTTTGATTACTGGCACATGTCTTGGAACTTTTTGTATGCCATCTCCTCTATTCTATCAAGGACGAACGGATTTACCTTAATCCAACAGTACAAATCAGCACTTGATAAACCACTGATACGCATGTACTCGTCAAATGATTCGTCAAAGCATGTTTCATAGAGTGACTCATTTGCAAGTGTGCTCATGTAAAAATCCTTTGGTACTCTTTAATAATAACAATAAAAAAACCCCTTTGGGGGTTTAGTGTGACAGTTTAGAAACTGACCAGTGCAGACTTCCAGTGGTGGAAATCGGTGGTAGCTTTCATCTCATTGAACATGCTTTGAACTTCGGAGTAATCGGCATCAACCCATTTTACCCCGTCTTGTGTTTCATCACATCCCCACTCACGCATTTCATTAACGAAAGTTTGAAATCCTGCCGTGGCAAGTGCTAGTCTGTAAAGGGTTTCGTCATTTTGTATCCAAAGAGAAACGTTCCAGGTTTCGTAGTTTTTCCAACCGTTCATGATAAATCCTGTTTGGTACTTTCTTAATATACACGAAAAAAGAACCCCGTGGGGTTCTTATGTGACAGTTTGTGGATTGTCACGAATACTCCCAAAATGCAGGTTCGCATATCTTTTCACATAGGGAGTCATATTCATCAACGTTTGTGTCATTAATCCAACCCAAATCGTTGAAGTATTGTATCATTTCAACGAGGACAGTTTCCTCTGCTTCAGTGATACTTAGGGAACGAACAGTTTGTGACATTTAAGAACGAATGAATTGTGGAAGGGTGTTGTTAGCAATAGCAGTGTAATTGTGGAGAAAGTAAGAACTAATCTCTTCAATCATCTCAGCGTGACTAACAACTTTCTTTACCATAGTTTCGCCACTAAATGTTAGAACCTTAAGAAACTTATCTTCAAAAATGTGACTATCAATCCAAGATTTAGTCGGGTAGAAGTCAACAATCATTGAACCATTTCCAGAAGATTGTAATCTCATAAGGGGTGAAATCCGTGGGACATTTGTAATATAATCGATTTTAGGCACGAATGGGAAAAATATGTGACACTTTATCAACTGGCACCCAGACACCAAAAATTCCAGCTGCGATCCACTCACGCAACTGGCACACGAATTGTTTATACTTTTAAAAACGAATTATAATGGGTTATGCAAAATGACGGTATGCAAGTTCTTGATAATTGTTGTTATCATCTCTTGCGTAATCTTCATCGAATGTATTACTTTCTTCAAGGTAATCATGACATGAGTAATCATATTCCCATACGAATTCGGCATCGTAATCATACATAATTGAGAAGTATTAACTAGGTTGATTATAACACGAATGTGCGTAATATGCAACGTGTGACGCTACGCATAGTGTCACATGACATGATGTACAGTAGTATATATGTATGTATAATGATGTATGTTACGAAATGTATATATTTGCAGAGAAATCTAGTTGCATGTGTATACGTATGCTCGCATATCTCGTCGAGATTATATGTATGCGATATGATGTATGATACTTGCAGGTGTATCTAGTCGAGATAATATATGATATATGATATGTGTATATTGCAGGTGTAATCTAGTCGAGATTATGTACGAAACTAACAACGCACAAATCTAGTCGAGATCACCCACGAATATAAGAATATTATACCACGAAAATACGAAAACCGCAACCCCTGAGATTTCTGAGCGATCCTGATACTTGACAATTCGCTCGGTTCATGCTACGCTCGCTAAACTCACAAGTATCAGAAGAGTTTAAAAAGATACTCAAGGATACTACCCTTTTAAGAAACGTAACAATCTTTACGCTAAACTTTATACATAATACACACTTATATTTAATTCTATCCCCTTTCCCCTACTTTATGGCATACATCTACTCAATTACAAACAAAATCAATTCAAAACATTACATCGGAAAGACAAGTAAAGATAATCCTTATGATAGATGGAAAGAGCATATTTACCACTCTAAGCATAAAGAGAATACAGTATCATACTCTCGTGTTCGTAATATGCCTATTATACGTGCATTGCGTAAGTATGGAGTAGAGAACTTTAAGTTTAGAGTATTAGAAGAATGTAAGGATGATATAGTAGATGAAAGAGAATCACATTACATAACTGAATACGATACTTACTATAAAGGATATAATGCTACATTCGGTGGTGAGGGTGTAAAGAAAGATCCAAAGCAATGGAGTAATCATCCTAAGAGTCGTGCTGTTAGTTGTTATACATTAGAGGGTAATTACATATGTGATTATGATACTATGGGTGTTGCTGCATTAGAAACATTAGGTCGTAATCCTAAAAGGAGTGAAAGAAATGGTATTAGAGCATGTTGTAATAATAAGGTATTTCAATCACATGGTTATAGATGGACATGGAAAGGAGAACAATTAAAAGAATGGAAAGATAAACAGGTTAGAATAAGATGTAGAATATATGGTTATCACATTGATAGTGGCGAATATAAGGAATGGGAATGTCAGGCGGATTGTGCTGAAGAGATAGAGGGTAATAGATATACCAATGCTAATGTTAAAACATCATTAGATTCACCACGCACTGCAAAAGTACATTGTAAGAGATGGTGGTTATTTCGCTTTGACGGTACTAGGAAAGTATCACGTAACCATATTAAAGTTACTGATAAGAATAGAGGATTTGAATATTATAGTGCTTTAGGTAAAAAGAGTGCTGAAGAAAGAAAGAAAAAAGTGAAGGCAGTAGAAAAGGGATTAGGTACTAAGGTATTATATTTTGATAGTTTAAGTAGTGCCTCCTATTATGTTAAGGGA